TTACTCCTCTCGAAGGATCATCAGCTGCACCGGGTCGGACAGGACATCCCCGCCGACCTCGCGCAGCCACATGGACTGGCCGGCATATCGCGCCCGCAAGTCCGCCAGCATGGCTGCCGACAGCTCGACCCGCGGCTCCTCGACCAGCCACCCGCTCGATGCCGCCCCATCAGGTCCGATGCCGATCTGGTACCGCTGCGGAGTGGCCGCGCCGGGCATGTCCGGCCAGTCCCAGCCGCCGCTGATCCGGCGCGTCCAGCTGAACGCGCAGCCACCATCGACCAGGCTCCGCCGGCGCACATGCACCGGTGCAAGCGGCCGGACGGAACCTTGCGCATTAGCGAGGCCGGCCATCACCGGTTCGTCATCAAGCAGGCCGATCGCGGCCACCTGCGTGTCCGCTCCGGCGGCCATGCGACTCATGTCCATCGGCACCAGCGTGTCGTCCAGCAGCACGAACCGGCTTCCGGCGTCATGCCCCCCGCTGGCGGCCCGCTCCGTGCCGCCACGGCCGCGCAACAGCCCGCGTAGACGCCACCTCCCTGCCTCCAACCGCTTGGCCGTGACGAACTGCACCACTTCGTCACCAATCAGCGCCCGGTTGGCGCCACCGGCCAGCACGTCGGCCGCCACGCTGTCCAGCGACAGATCGGCCGGTATCGCTACATCGAGCTCGGCCCGGCGCTCCAGCAGCATTGCGCTCGAAGCTGGCAGCTTGGTCAGGAGCCGGCCCACGGTGCTGCGTGGCCGCTGTGCATGGCCAGCTGGCACCAGATTGCCATTCTGCTCCCCGTACAGCGCAGCGCCGGCCCAGCCCACGCTGTCGGACGACACCGCTGCATGGATCTGCCGCACGGATCCACCGGCGGACGCCGGCGGCAGCTCCAGTGCGGCCAGGATCGTGGCCCCGCCGAGCAGGTCCGGCTGCGCCAGGGCGGATCCCGCATCTGCCGTTATCCCGCGGGTCAGCATCGCCGGCACCTGGCTCAGCTCCAAGGCCATGCCATGCGCATCCAGCTCCCAGCTTTCCACCAGCCACTGCCCGGTGCGCCCGGGCATCTGCACGATGGCACCGGGCACGATTGCCGGATCCAGCTCCGCCGAACGCCAGCTGGCCCGCACGCTGCGCGCACTCGCACGCTGCGCCAGACGGCTCGCCAGCAGGCGCGCATTTCCGGCGTCCAGCACGCCTGGAAAGTCCAGCAGCGCATGGTTGCCGGGCAGCACTTCGGAGCCGAGCTGCGTGCCGATCTGGTAGTCGCGGGCCTGATCGAAATAGCGGATGCCTGCCGGCATCGCCGCGGCCGTGGTCCGCCGCACCTGCCCGGTGACGATCAGGCCCTCCTCCTCGGCGACGCGGTCGATCACGGCCGCTTCCGGCAGCACCAGCGCCTGGGCCGGCCCATCTGCCACTATCTCCAGCCGTTCGCCCGCCCGATATGACAGCGGGTACAGGGCCGCGAGCTCCGCCAGCTGCCCGGCCAGCCCGCCACCGGCATCGCTCCACCCCGTCAGCCCGGGCAGCAGCCGGCCGGCATCCGCACCGGCCGGCGCAACCAGCTCGGCGAGCGAGACATCGCCCTCATCGGCAATCAGTTCAAAAGTCAGCGCGGGGATGCGGTTGCCGAAGGATGCCAGTTGCAGCCCTTCGAACACGCAATAGGCCAGTCCGCGGAAGGCGGGGCAGGCCGGTCCGATATCCGCCGCGATCAGCGGGTCGGGCTGCTGGTCGCCATGCCCGTGATACACGCGCAGCGCGCCGCCCACCTTCAGGTCGCCCGCCGCGCCACGCAGCAGGTGCCCGTCCGCCCAGATCCGGCCCATGCCCATGATCGGCCGGCTCGACAGCGCAACAGCCAGCGACGCGACATAGCTGTAGCCGGTGGTGGACGGCCGGCCCTTGCCGCCGCCGACCGTCTCGCTCTGTTCGACCAGGTCGGTCGCCCAGATGATCGTGCCGGCCGCCCGCACCCGCCCGAAATGCCGAGGCACCGGCTGGCCATAGGCCGATGTCGTGGCGGTCAGATCCTGCAGCCGCGATCCCTGCCGCGCCGCCGGCGTGGCCAGCGATCGGTCGAGCTGCTGCCCTAGGATCGAACCGGCCGCGCCGCCCAGTGGGCCGCCGACCGCCGTGCCGAGCGCGGTGAGAACCAGAGTAGCCATGATGATGAACCTGTCAGGTTAAAGGCGCCAATGCCGCGCGATCGTCCAGTCCGGCGGAACGGGGCTGCACACCACCCGGCGCAGCGCGGCATGGGCATGCACGATCCGCCCATCGTGCAGCGCGATCGCCGCATGCCATTGCGCAGGCCCCGTGCGGAACACCAGCACGTCGCCCGCCTCGCTGCGCCGGGCCGTGTCGCGCAGGGCCTGCCCGGCCGCCAGCCGGTCGAACGGCGTCAGCTGCGTGCGGCGCATGGTGTAAACCGGCAATGGCGGCGCCGTGCGGCCTGTCGCTGCCAGCGCCGTCAGGATCACGCCCACGCAGTCCAGCCCGGCCTGCGGGTCGCGCCCACCAAGCTGGAAGCGCACCCCGATCAGGCTGCTGGCGGCGGCGGCGATCTGATCTCCGAGGGTCTCGCCAGTCATCGCAACATCCCCGCATGGCGCGTGACCAGATCGTTGCCGGGCAGGAACGGCTCGCCGCGGAAGTTCACCGCATTGGCGAAGCGCCCGTGGCAGGTGGCAATCGTCCGGTCGCAGCCTTCGCGCAGGATCACCCCGGTACCCGGCGGCACGTCCGCCATGGCAGACTGGTCCACCAGCACCACGCCATCCTCCACACCGACAACCGGCATGATCTCGCCCGCATGTGGCCCGTCCACCCAGCGCAGCCAGCCGCCGGCGAACCGTTCCGCATCCGCCTCGCCCGCCAGCACGATCCGGCCCGCTGCAGAATCGCAGGTCCCAATGCGGGCCTCGTGCGTGAACCGAGCAGGCGACAGGTTGCAACCCGGCCCGCAGAACGCCGCGCGGCAGATCGGGCCGGTCCGTGGTACTAGATCGACATCCAGCAGCGCCTTGGCGCCCTGCAACTCCACCTGGAACGTGCCACCGGCCTGCGCCACCTCGCCCAGGCTGCCGCGGAACAGCACGACCCGCTCCAGCGTCTCCCAGTCCACCAGCCCGATAATGAAGGACGCACCGTCAAATCGGCCCGCCGCCAGCGCGTCGCCGCACAGGCCGGAGGCGCACAGCGCGCCGGCCACTTCTGCGCTGTCCGGCGACAGGTCGCGCGTGCGGCGGATCGCGCTCGGCACCATGCCGGGGCTCGCCTGATGCCGCACCCCGTCGAAGCACAGGTCACGATCATGGTTCGTCAGGCCGACCGTCACGCCATCGCGACGCTCGATGCGCCAGAACGTGGCCACGCCCTGCAGCTCGGTGGCGAAGAACCTGCGCGTCATGTCGCCTCCCGCACTTCTACCAGCGGCACCGATGGCGCCTCGCCCGCGGCAAAGGCCGCACCCACGATGTCCAGCCGGTCGCTGGCGAAGCGCACCGGCACGTCGAACAGGAAGCCCGCCCGCACTTCGGCACCCGCCGGGGGCGCCGTCCGCAGCACCAGCCAGCCGCCTGGCTCCAGCCGCCAGCCATCGACCGCCACGCCGCCCACGCTGACAGCCAGGCTGCCGGCCACCGGCCGGGTGATCGCCCGCTGCTGCGCCTCGGGCCCGGCATAGGTCTTGACCAGCCGGAACCGCGCGGCCCGGCCATCGCCGGTGCCGATCAGCTGGTCGAACGGCGTCGGCACACCGGTCATGTCGTTGCTGCTGTGATCGAACGGATCGCGCAGCCGGAAGCCGCGCGCCGCCCCGCGCCGCGCCCGAAAGAAGGCAATCAGCATGCCCAGCTCCGCGTCGGAACGGATGCCGGGGCCGACATCGAAGTGCAGCCGCGCATCCTGCCAGTGGCTTGCACGCCGTTCATGCCCGGACGCGGTCAGCGACACGGAGGTGGAGAACTCCGCGCTCACCCCCACATCCTGGCCCAGCGCCAACGGGTATGGCAGATCGTCGAAAGCCTGCATGTCATCCTCCTGCGCAGGCCGCAGCCGCGTATAGCCATCCCGGTTGATCTGCGGCATCGCCCAGACGAACCGCCGCGGCACGCCGCGCATCCGCGCTTCGTCCAATCCGGCGTCGATCAGCGGCCATTGCGCGGCGGCGTCCTCTGCCCGCAGCACGAAGCCGGCCAGATAGTCCTGTGTCGCCAGCGGATAGGCCAGCCGTTCCGCCACCGCCTCATAGGCCGCCAGCCGGTCTGCCTCGTGCCCGCCCGTCAGCCAGTCGTAATCTTCCAGCTGCAGCCGGTCGAAGGCCGGCCAGGCCCAGCCTGCGGGACAGTTGGCCCGCCGCAGGTCCGGCTGCTCGCCGGCCAGGATCGTCGGCGTGAACAGCAGCAGCATCACCTCCGCCGCACCTCCGGCGGCATCCCGCACCGCATCGCGCAGGGCCAGGGTCGATGCCGCCAGCGCCGCGCCGGCACGGTCCAGCACCGCCACCTGCTCCGCCGTCGGCACCTTTCGCAGGTCGGTGATCGCCGGCGCCGCATCGCTGAAGGCGGTCCGGGCGGCAGCATCGTACAGCGCCACGCGCCCGTCCGGCAGCGCCCACCACCATGGCTCGCCGATCTGGAACGACACCGGCAAGCCGGCCGCCACCATCATCGCGACCATCCGCCGCGCCGCCGCCTGCAGCCACGCCATAGCCGCGCCATTGGCCGGGGACAGCAGCGCCGAAGGCGGGCTCCACCCGGTCAGCCCCGGCGTGCCGTCGGCAAACCGCTGCTGCCAGTCCGGCGGACAATGCGCCGCCAGCACTTCGTAGGACAGGGAGGCGATCGGCGCGAAGTCCATCGCCTTGGCCCGGGCGAAGAAGTCGCGATGCCATTCCTCGGCGCAAGCGCTCAGCACGCCATCGCCTGCCACCAGCAGCGCGCCATCCGCTTGCCGTTCCAGCCGGAAGAAATGGCTCATGCCCATGTAATGGACCAGCGGCCCACGATACCCCAGCGCCCGCACCCCGCGCAGCAATCGCGCCGGCGTGAGGTTGTAGCAATCGTCATAGGCGCTGCACGCATGTTCCCCATGCGGCGGCAGCATGACGTCGCCGAGCGCGATCATCGGCCGGTCGCCGGTGCAGCTGATCCCGCTCAGCTCCACCCAGCCGTCGGCCCGCTCCGGCAGCAGGCCCGTATCTGCCGGGTCATAGCCGGGCGGCACCAGCGTGATGAACATCCGCTCGATCGCATGCGGGTGGATCGCCGGCGTATCCGCCTCCGGCGCCCACCCGTCCCGCAGTTCGGAGAACGGCAGCACCACCACCGCATCGTCAGGCGTGCCCTCCGCATGGTTCCACAGCCGCACATGCCAGGTGCGATCAGCGCCAGCTGCATCGCGGCCCTCGATCACCAGCGTCGGCCCGTGCACCGCATCCAGCGGCAGCACGCCCACGCTGCGCCAGCGGAAGCTGAGCGTGGTACGCGCATAATCCCTGTCGGTGGCATAGCCGGTCAGCGGGTGGTCGTACCGGTCCGTGCTGTCCCAGATCAGCCCGACCAGCGCGTCGCGATGATGGAACTCGGTCCTCACGCGCAGCGCGTCATGGGCTGTCGTGACGATGCTCGCCATCACCGGACGCGAGAAATCGACCGTCCAGAACCGTGGGTCGAACCGCTGCACCCAGTCGGTGCGCTGCCCGTTGCGCTGCTCAGCCAGCCAGAATGCCATGGTGAACCGTCCTTCGTGTCAGAAATCGCGCAAGGAACGCCGGATCGAACTGGCGACCTGCCGCGAGGACCGGCGCAACGCCGCGGGCGCATCCCCGCCGCCACGCGGCTGCTGCAAGTGGATGGAGACACGTACCTCACGCGGAACCGCGGCCGCCGGCTCGATCCGACCGGCGGCGGTCGGCACGAACACCTCCGGCCCGCGCTCGCCTACCCAGTAAGGGCGCCCCGGCGCGACCGGCCCGCCCGTGGCCCGCCCCGGCAGGCCGAGCAGCGCCCCGGCAACGCCCGCCAGCAACCCGGTCATGCCGGCCTGCCCGCTATTACCGGAACCGCTGCCCAGCGCGGCACCGATGCCGCGCTGCACCGCGCCGGCGGCGATCTCGTCCATCGCGCCCAGCGCCACCCGCTTCAGCTCGTCGAAGCCCAGGCTGCCGCGGCGGATCGCACCCAGCAATCCGCGCTCCAGCCGGGCGCCCGCCTCCTCGCCCGCCGCACCCAGCGCGCTGTCCAGCGTGCCGCGCAGGCCTTCCAGGTCGGCGCGCAGGCCGCTGGTATTGGCGCGCACATCGATCATCAGCGTCTCGATCTCGTCATCCATGACCATCGCGCTCCATCAGGCGGTTCAGTTCGGCACGGCTCAGGCCATCGGCCCCGCCGGCAATCTCGGGGGGATGCAGGATGGCGGCCACCTCCGCCGGGGTGGCGGACCAGAAATCATCCGGCCGCCACCCCACCATCGCCGGGATCACCCCGGCCAGTCGCGCGGCCCGACCCGTGAAGCAGGGGCACTCAGCCACCCTGCAGGATCTGCCGCAGCAACATGCCCAGGGGCTTGGCGCATCCCGCCAGCCCCTGCGCCACGACTGCCTGGCCGACCGCCTCGCGCGAAATCGTCGGTCGGTCGGCCAGGCAATGCCAGAACAGGGCCACCATCTCCTCCAGCCGCAGCGCGCCGGCACCGGCCCGCTCGACCAGCGCGAACAGCGAGCCCAGCTCCCCCTCCGCCGCGACCAGCGCGGTGAAGGTCGGGCGCAGCAGCCGCGCCTCGCCGGCAATCACCAGCGTGGCCTCGCCGCGAACCGGGTTGGAGAGGGGGCCGGCACTCACGCGGGCACCACTGCGCCGCTGCTTTCCAGCTGCAGCGTGTAATTGCGCTCGCCATTGAAATCGCCGGCATAGTCCAGCCGCTGCACCAGGAACTGGCCGCGCAGCTTCTCGCCATCCTCGAACGACAGTTCGTAGGGCGCAACGGTGCCGGCCAGCGCGTGCGCGCGGATCGCGCCCTCTGCCTGGCTGCCCAGGAAGATGCCCGCCGCGCTGACGGAGACATGCCGCGATCCCGCGCCGGACAGCAGGTCGCGCCAGCCGCCAGATTCCTTGTGCGTCACCACCACGGCATCGCCGCTGATGGACATCTGCGTGGTGCGCAGGCCTGCCACCGTGCGATATTCCTGCGTATCGCCATCCGTGCCGATCTTCAGCAGGAAGGCGGAACCCTTCTGTGGACTCATGGTCAAACTCCTCGCAATGGTGGGATCAGGCCGTGGCCAGGATGCGGAACCGGTATTCCAGCAGCACCGCCCGGCCCTGCCGCGCCCGCTGCGCAGCCCGCGCCCGCAGGAAGGCGATGCCGGCCACGTGGAAGCCGGACTGGCGCCGCGGCAGGCTCTCGACACAGGCCTCGATCGCCGCGACGATCGCCGCGGCCTCTGCCGGGTTGTCGCCGCGGGTCAGGTATTCCAGCGTCAGCCGCACCTCGCGGCCACGCTCTGTCTTGGTGCTCCAGTCGGTGCTGGCGCTCGCCGCCACGCCGATCCAGGGCACGCTGGCCTGCACCGGGTGCTCCTCGGCCACGATGTTCACGACCGATGCCAGCACCGCATCCTTGCGCAGCCAGTCGATCAGCGCGATGCGCAACAGGCTTTCCATCCGGCTCTCCTGTCAGTTGTGATCGGCGATCGGTGGCCGCAGCAATCGTGCGTCCACTGGTGCTGACCGGTTCTCCCGCCCGCGGACCAGGCTCTCGGCCCGGGCCAGCGCGATCCGCTCGGCCTTGATCGCCAGCCGCTCGAGCGCGGCTTCCGCGCCGCTCATGCCAGCCGCATCCGGCGCCAGGGCTGCCACAGCGCCACCACGCAGGCAGGCGGCGCAGTGCGCGCAGCCACTGTCCCGCGCTGCTCGTACTGGTCGGCGGCCAGCCGCACGATGCCATGGCGCAGGGTCGCCGGCAGACTGGCCCACTCGCCGGCCAGGCCCGCGGTGAACCTCACCCGCAGCGCACCGTCGCCGATCTGCCCCGGAACACGCACGCGCCCGCCGCCATCGGCCAGCAGGTCCACCGCGTAATCGGCCGCCGGCAGGTCGCGCCAGGCGCATGCCGCATCGCGCCGGGCCACGCCCCGGATCGCCTGCACCGGCCGGGTGCGCAGCACCTGCCAGGTGGATGCCGGTGCCAGCACCTCGGTACATTCGGCCACCAGCGGCATCAGCCCGGTGAAGGCTTCGCACATGTCCAGCGCCGCCTGCAGCAGCGTCAGCAGGCCAGGGTCGTCGCGCGTGGTGGTGATGGCGAGCCAGGATTTGAGCTCGCTGAGAGCCGCGCCCGCCATGTCGGCCGGCGTGACGATTGCCCGCTGCATGGCGGTCTCCATGTCTGTAGGAATGGGGACCGGCCGGATGCGCGCGGGTCCTCCCTGCACGCACCCGGCCGGCAGCGGCTTACGCCTCGATGCGCAGCAGCTTGATCGCGTTCGTGTCCAGCACCTGGCCGCCCACGCGCTTGGTGGCATAGAAGTGGACGAACGGCTTGTTGGTGAACGGATCGCGCAGGATGCTGGTCGCGGTCCGCTCGGTGATCAGGTACCCGGCCTGGAAATTGCCGAAGGCGATCGGGTACTCGCCGACATCGATGTCCGGCATGTCCTCCGCCTCGATCACCGGATAGCCCAGCAGCCGGTCGGGCTGGCCCTCGGCCAGGCCGGGCTGCCAGATGAAGGCACCATCGGCGGTCTTCAGCTTGCGGATGTCGGCCAGCGTGCGGCTGTTCATCAGCCAGCACGCGCCCTGCCGCAAGCTGGCACGCAGCGCATGGACCATGTCCACCAGCTTCAGATCAGGGCCCGTGTCGAACCCGTCATCCGCGCCGGACGTCAGGTACTGCAACTCGCCGAACGGGCGGGTGTCGTCGCCATCCGTGCTGGTCGGCACGCGCAGGATGCCCAGCGGCTGGTCCACGCCCGTGCCGTTCACGAAGGCCGCACCTTCGGCCCGTGCGAACTCCACCGCGATCTCGCCCGTCAGCCAGCTTTCCAGGTCGAACGCCGCATCGTCCAGCATGGTCTGGCTGGCCGCCGGATTGGCATACAGCTCGCCGCTCGGCGGGTTGATTTCCTTGAAGCTGGACGTGTCGGTGCCCGGCCGCGGCGCCAGTTCGCTGACCCAGCCGCTGGAGGCGCCGCCGGTGCTCACCAGCTTGCGATAGCCGGCGCTGCCGACCTGCACGACCTGCGCTACCTGGCGGATCGGGCTGATCGCCTTCACCACGGTGGCGATCGCCACGTCCACTTCGGCCGGCACGGCAAAGCCGCCTTCCGGGCCGGTCAGGCTGTTCAGGCCCTTCAGCTCGGTCTCGCGGCCCTGGCGCAGATAGCCATCGACGAAGCCCTTGACCTCGACCGTGCGGTCGCCGCCGGCGGCCAGTGCCATGCGCGATACGCCGGCGCGGCCGATGCGCGCGATCCGCGCCTTGGCTTCGTCCAGCGCGTTCCGCAGCTGGGCGATCGCTTCATCGGTGCGGTCCTGCCGCGCCACGATGTCAAAGGACGCGGCCAGCACGTCCTGCTCGGATTCGGGGTTCATGGGGCATGTGCCTTTCGCTTGCATGAAAAACCCGCCGGCACCGGGGTGCGGGCGGGGAAGAGGTTCTCTTGGGGGGTGGCCCAGGGGCCGGGACAATCCGCTGTCCCGGCCCCGTCAACCTGCCGGCGCTCAGGCGGCGATGGCGCGCACTTCGTCTTCCTCGTCGACGGAGCCCATCGGCTCGTTCGGCGGGCAGTCGTGCACGACAGCGCCCATCTCGCGGCCCATCTCGCTCAGCCCGCCATGGACGCGGGCCAGGTCGCCGCCGGCGGCCAGCAGGGTCTGCTGCGACTTGATCAGGCGCAGCATGATCTCATGGCCGGCGAAGGGGCCGGTCTCTTCCAGTTCGTGGCGCGCGCTCAGCAGCGTCGCGAACAGCGTGTTGTGCTTCATCAGCGCTTCGTCCAGCGCGGCCTCGGCAGCGCGCAGGTCACGGGTGATGCGCAGGCCGGCGACGGGGAGGGTCATGGTCATGGCAAGGATCTCCAGAAGAACCGGGCAACGCCCGGCAGGTGGTTGAAACAGGGGGCAGTTCAGGGGCAGGCACCATGTGCTGCGCCGGCAGGGGGCGACCGGCCCGGCACATGGCGATGTCGACGGGTTCACCCGATCAGGTGAACCCGTGCTCCCGGCTGGAGCGGTCGGGTGACAAGGCTGACTTCGAACAGGTCGATGTCCTCCAGCAGCCGTCCGGCCGGAAAGGGGGAAAAGGCGCGGGCGAAGTAGCCGAAGGACAGCCCGCTCACCGTCCGGCTGCGCAGCTCGGCCGCGGCGCGGCTGGCGCCATTGTCGATTGCGGCGATCACGCGCAGTCCGCGCGCATCCTCCGCCAGCATCTCCACCGTGCCGATCCGCTGATGCGGCCGGTGCTGCCAGTACAGCGGCACCGGCTCCCGCCGCTCTGCCAGCGTACGGGCAAAGGCGCCGGGCCGGATCACGTCACGCGCGCCGTCCGGGATGTCGAACAGGGCGGCATATCCGGCGAAGCGGATGGGGTTTGCAGCACGCCTCATTTCAGCATCTCCGGCACGTTCAGCCGCACGGCGATGCCGATCAGCAGCAGCGCCATGGCACCGCGCACCAGCCATTCGATCACCGCCTTCCACACGCTGGACTTGGCCGCGCGCCACGCGCTCAGCAGGTCGCGCAGCTCGTCGATGTCGCTCTGCGCCCGGTCGTCGCCCAGGTTCAGCCGCTGCAGCACCCGCTCGGCGCCCAGCTCGGTGGCTTCCTCCACGATCGCGCGCAGCGTCACCAAGTCGGTGCCTTGCGCGCCGGCCTGGGCGATCAGGCCGGCCAGCATGTCCTCGCGCCGCGTCATCATGGCTGCGTCTCGCGGCCGCGCGGCGGCAGGCCCAGCAGGCTGCGCTTCTCGTCCGCATCCAGGAAATCGGCGCCGCTCACCTGCGTCCACAGGCGCTCGCGATCCTCTGCCAGCGCCGGCACCCGGTCCAGGTCCACCGCCAGGCCTAGCTGCGGGAACCACGGGGCCAGCCCTTCGGCCACCCCGGCCAGGATCTTGCCCGCCAGCGGCAGCAGCGTCAGCCGCCACAGCGCCTTGCTGGCCTCACGATAATTGGCGTAGGTGTTGTCGCCCGGCAGGCCCAGCAGCATCGGCGGCACGCCGAAGGCCAGCGCGATGTCCCGCGCCGCCGCCGCCTTCAGCTCGGCGAAGTCCATCTCGGCGGGGGACAGCGACAAGCTCTGCCATTGCAGCCCGCCCTCCAGCAGCATCGGCCGCCCGGCATTGTTGCTGCCGGAAAAGGCGCTCGCCAGCTCCTCCTTCAGCCGGTCGAACTGGTCGGGGCTGAGGCCGGCGGAATCGCCATTGGCATAGACCAGCGCGCCCGATGGCCGCGCCGCATTCTCCAGCAGCGCCCGGTTCCACGCGGCCGCGGCATTGTGGATCTGCACCGCCTGCTCGGCGGCGGACAGGCAGCCGGCGCCGTAATGGTCATCCGTCGGATGGAAGCCCTTCAGGTGGATCACCGCGGGCCAGCCATCGGCATCCTCCACCGGCAGCCGCACCGTGCTGCCGCCGACCTGGTAGTCATAGGCGACCGGCCAGCCATCCGTGCCGGCGATCACCGCCATCCGCTCGGGCCGCAGCGCGAACAGCTCCGTCGGGAGGCCGCTTTCGTCGCGCATCACCTGCACGAAGGCATTGCCATGCAGCACCAGCTGCGCGGCCAGCGTTTCCAGCAGCGACTGCCCGGCGGAATGCGCCTCGATCAGGCGACGGGCCCGCGGGTCGCTGACGGTCAGCGGCGCCGCGCCTACCCCGTCGGCGACGATCCGCACGGCACGCTGCGCCACCGGATTGTCCAGGAACGCCTCGCGCACCCCGCGGCGATATTCAAAGCCGACCCGGGTCGGCTGCGCACCCAGCGCCAGCGCATATGGCGGCACGAAGCCATGCGCCAGCGGCACGCGCGATCCCCCGCCCGCCTTGAAGGCGGTGCGCAGGCTTTCGAAAAGAGACATGGCTCTGATCCTTGTGGCAAAGAAAAACCGGCGCCTTCCTGCTGGAAGGGCCGGTTCGTTCGGTCTCGTCTATGTACCAGACCGGCTACATCTGCGTGATGCGCGGGCCCTGCTTCTTTTGCAGCAGCAATTCGTGCATTGCCCAGACTAGGGCATCCGCCCGGTCCGGGCTGCGACCCGGCCCTTCATAGGTGCCACCGGCCAGGATGCCGCACAGCTGGTCCTCCAGCTGCGGGAAATGCCCGACATGGTGCACCTTGTTCGCCTCGTACAAGGCGGCGACCGGCTCTGCCCGGGCGGCCTTGCTGCGGCTGGCATGGACCAGCTGCACCGGCATGTGGAAGTCGGCGGCCCGCAACACGCTGGCTACCATGTCGCCGCCCTGGTTGGCCTCTGCCACCACCCGGTCGGCTTTCCAGTGCGCCACGGCCTCGGCCACCGCCCGCGCCCAGCGCTCCGGACTGGGCTGCGGGACGCTGGCATCCGCCAGCACCAGGCCGCGCTTCGATTCCGTGACGCCCGCCACCACGATGCCGCACGCATCGCCCCGCGCGCTGGCCGGCGGGTCCACCGCCACCACCACGCGCACGATCGGTTCGGCCGCGACCGCGATTCGCTGGCGATCGATCAGCGCCCGGCTCCACAGCGCGCCTTCCACCTCCGCCAGCAGCTCGCCATCCATCTCCTGCCGGCCTAGCGTGGTGCCGCCATACTGCTCGATGATGTTCAGGAGGTAACTCGCCGGGAGGTTGCGGGCGTTGTCCTGCGTCCGTCCGCGGGTCAGCACCCCGCCGGCCTTGCCCGCCTGATTGACCAAGCGCCGCACCAGCGGCACCGCCCGCGGCGTGGTGGTCGCCACCACCTGCGGGTTCACCCCCAGGCGCAGACCGAGCTGCAGATTGTCCCATGCCATGATCGCCCGCTCCGCGGAATTGTCCCACTTGCCGATCTCGTCACACCAGGCATGGGAATGTTGCGGCCCGCGCAGGCTGTCCGGCTCCCCGGCGGAATACAGATAGGCCTGCGCCCCGTTGGGAAAGCTGATCCGCCGCAAGGACGGTTCGAATTGCGGCATCGGCCAGTGCGGCGGGCAACAGGCCAGCAGGCCGTTGTCACCCTCCACCATCATGGAGCGGACCTCCGGCAGGTTGGCGCCGACCAGCGCGATCCGCGCAGTGGGGTCGGTGCTGGCCACCTGCCGCACCCACTCGGCTCCGGCCCGGCTCTTGCCGAAGCCGCGCCCGGCCATGATTAGCCACAACCGCCAGCTGCCCGCTGGCGTCAGCTGCTCCGCCCGGGCATGCAGGCGCCAATGGTACAGCAGCATCGTGCGCTGGCACGGGTCCAGCCCGGCCAGCAGCGTATCGAACTCCTCGTTGCTCAGTGCCCGCCAGTAATCCTTGCGCTCCCGCTCGGCGCGATCCTCAGGCGCAATCATCGCTCACCTGCAACGCCGCCGCGGCTGCGGCCAGCGCGGCACGGTCCTGCTCGCGCCGGGCACGGAAGGCATCCAGCCGCGCATCGATCGACGCGATCACGTCCGCTTCCGTGCCATATTCCGAATGGCCCCGCCCCTCGGCCTGCTGCCGCTGGCGGTGGGCGGACAGGATGCGGAAACCGGTCGCGATGTCGAACTTGCGCTTGGCGCCCGTCTCGTCCTGCTCCTCGATGCGGCCGCTGCGCAGGCGGTACAGCAGGTCCAGCTCCAGCCGGTCATAGGCCTCGTTCAGCGCCTCCTGCCACTGGGCGGCGAAGGCCGCATCGTCGCGCCGCAGCTTGTGGACATGCTCCAGGCTGATGCTCGCCAGCTCGGCGGCCTGCTCCACGCTCGACGTATCGCTCAGCGCCGTCAGGAACCTGGCCTGCCAGCGGGGCGTGGTGCTTGTGCGGCGCGCGTCCGGCGCGCCGTCTCCGGCTCGTGTCAT